GGTTATTCTGCACAATCAATAGCAGGTGGTGCACAAACTACAGCTTTATCTGTTTCTGATGGATCAACAGGAGCTGTGATGTCTCACAGAATGATTGAATTCACTGGAACTATCACAGGAAATCAAATAGTCACTATTCCTTTAGATGCACAAAATTTTTATTTTTTAAGAAATTCAACATCAGGTGCTTACACAGTTCAATTTAAATACGCTTCTGGATCAGGAGATACTTTTACTTTTGGAACAACTGACAAGGGTGATCAACTGGTATTTGCTACAGGAAACGATGGAACTAACCCAGATATCTATACTCTAGGATTTGGTGATGGTGATGTGACACTTACAGGGACTCAAACTTTAACAAATAAAACTTTAACTTCACCTAAAATTGGAACTTCTATTTTAGACACAAACGGAAATCAGCTTGCTTTACTTACAGCTACAGGATCTGCAGTAAATGAATTTACAATAGCAAACGCTGCTACAGGAGGTGATCCAACATTATCAGCAACTGGTGATGATTCAAATATTGACATAGCTATTAAACCAAAAGGAACTGGAGAAACTGTCGTTGGAACAGGAGCAGCAAATGCAACTATAACTTCAAGTGGAGCACACGATTTAATATTAGACACAAATTCAGGAACAAACTCAGGAACAATTACAATTACAGATGCAGCTAATGGAGATATAACTATAGCTCCTAACGGAACTGGAGTCGCTAAAGCAGTAGATGCCGGAGATAACACAGGTGCTATTAAAATCGCAGGTAAAGAAACTATCTGGGTTCCAGCAGTTGCTATGTATCCAAACACTACAAGTGGATGTGCAGATCTTGCACAAACAGAATTATCAAATGGTCCTGAACTTAAAACTTTAGATTTTGATAAATCTTCAGATGAATTTGCACAATTCGCTGTTGCTTTTCCAAAATCATGGAACGAGGGCACGATAACTTTTCAAGCATTTTTTACAGCAAACTCAACAGATACTGGAACTACATCATGGGCTTTACAAGGAGTGGCGCTAGCAGACAACGGAGATTTAAATACTGCGTTCGGTACTGCGGTTGCACCTACAGCAAAAGCAATGAGTGGAACAGCAAACGATTTAGCGGTGACAGCAGAAAGCGGAGCCGTGACAATAGCAGGATCACCTAGTACGGATGAATATGTTTTTTTCCAAATATCTAGAGATGTTTCGGCAGATGATCTAGATGCTGATGCAAAACTTTTAGGTATAAAAATATTCTTTACTACTGACGCTGCTAACGACGCATAATAGGAACGGAATATGAAAAAAGTAGACTCTAAACTTACAATCGGTAAGAACACAAAAACCATACAAAATAGAAAAGGTAAAAGTTTTGGTTATCAGGTTCTTGGTTTCGGATCTGGTGGAGCTGCAGTTAAATTTGTAGAAGCATCGGGAGGAACAGTCACAACCAACGGAAATTTTAAAGTACATACTTTTACAGGTGGAGGTACTTTTACAGTAAGTGATCCAGGAAATGCTGCAGGATCAAATTCAGTACAATATTTAGTAGTAGCCGGTGGTGGCGGTGGAGGTGATTACCAAGGCGGAGGCGGTGGTGCTGGCGGTCTTAGAACTAATTTTCCATCTCCAGCTACAGGAGGAACTGCTGTCACTGCACAAGATTACCCAATTTCAATTGGTGGTGGCGGTGGTGGAGCAAACTTTCCAAGTTCAAGAGGTCCAAGTGGATCAACATCATCAGGTTTAGGTATAAGCAGTAGTGGTGGCGGTGGTGGAGGAGGATATAGTATGCCATTAAAAGAAGGTAATCCCGGAGGATCTGGTGGTGGTGGAGGTAGAAAAGAACCAGGTGGTCCAGGATCTTCTGGATCTGGTAATGCTGGTGGATATTCGCCTCCTGAAGGAAACAATGGTGGTGGATCTAATTATAATAATAGCCATGCTAGAGGTTCAGGTGGTGGCGGTGGCGCTGGAGCTGTTGGAGTTGCAGCAAGTCCTGGACCCAGTCCTGGAGGTGCAGGAGGTGCAGGAAGTCAGGTTAACATAGATGGTAATAATTATTATTGGGCTGGTGGTGGCGGAGGTTCTGCTAGTTGGCCCGGAGGACCAAATGCATCAGGAGGAAATGGCGGCATTGGTGGTGGTGCTGGTGGCGGAGCAAGAAGTCCCGGATCTCCACCTTCACAAGGTGGTGGATCAGCTTTAAATGCAGGACAAGGAGGCACAGGAAGTCCATCAAGTGGTGCTGGAGGACAAGGTGGCGCAAATACAGGTGGTGGCGGAGGTGGTTCTTCACAGACTCCTGGCAACGCTGGTAGTGGAGGAAGTGGTATAGTAGTTATAACTTATAAATTTCAATAATATGGCACATTTTGCAAAAATAGATTCTGACAATAAAGTATTATCAATCATGAGAGTTAATGATGATGATATGAAAAATTCAGATGGAGTAGAACAAGAATCGATTGGGCAACAATACTTAGAAACAAATGCTAATTGGCCTGCTAATCAATGGGTTCAAACCTCTTACAATACCTTTGAAAATTCTCATAAATTAGGTGGAACACCTTTTAGAGGAAACTATGCAGTAGTGGGTGGATCATGGGATTCCGATAATCAAATATTTTGGAGTGAAAAACCTCATGACTCTTGGATAAAAAATACATCTGAAGCAAGATGGCAATCTCCAGTTGGGGACCCTTCTCCTTTAACATCAGAACAACAATCGCAAAACGATGCTGGCACTCATTTTTGGGAATATAGCTGGAATGAATCCAATCAAATTTGGGATTTAACAAATACTCAAGCATAATTATTTGACACACAAATAACAAAGATATATACTTCCTATAGGTATGTTAAGAAAGAAAATACATTTTTTATGTAGTCTACCACGTTCAGGTAATACTGTTTTTGCTGCTTTATTAAACAGCACTAATAAAATGTTAGCCACCCCCAATAGCTTAACTCCAGAGATTGTGTATCAATTACATTTATTAAAAAATAATGATCTTTTTATAAATTTTCCTAATTATAAATCTTTAGATTATTTAATATCCGAAGCATTACAATTATATTATCGTGATTGGAATAAAGAAGTTATTTTAGATAGAGGACCATGGGGTATTAGAGATAATCTTTTATTAACTAAAAAAATAAATAAAAATTGTAAGTATATTATTTTATACAGGCCCTTTTTAGAATGCCTTGCATCTATGGTTAGGATAAGTAAACCAGATGATGTAGAAAAGTATTGTAATTTCTTAATGCAAGATAATGAGATTTTTGGTAAAAATTTAAAATCTATTATTAATCTAGTTGATAGTAAAAATAAGTTTAAAATTGTTTATTATAAAAAATTAATCTTAAACCCTATTAAAGAATTAAATTCTGTTTTTAAATATTTAAATATTAAATCTAATATTAAAAAAATAAAGTTAAAAGATTTTAGTATAAACAATATAAAATATGATGATTCTTATCTAGGTGTAGACATGCATAAAATAAATCTTGATATTAAATTAACTAAACAATATAGTAAAATAGATATAGAAAATTGTTTGTCTAAAAAAATTGTAAATAAATATAAAGAAATAGATAGCTTACTACAGGAGAAAATATATGGAAAAAGAGATACTATCTCAAATTAATTTATATTATGGGCAGGTTAAAATGCCAAAAGGATTTGAAATAGATTTAAAATCTTTGTCTGATAATATATTACAAAACGGGATTAAAAATTTATTTTATAATATTTTAAAATCAGAGTATAGATATCCATCTAATAATGTTCTACAGTCTAGTTTTAAAAAAACTGAATTTTTATTTTCTAAAGCTTGGGATATGTTATGCACTTATATTATGGAGTATATGCATGTAGACAATAAATTAATTATAGAAAAAAGAGATACTTGGGGTGATATGTATGCTCCTGATGAAAAAAGTGAAATACTACATGATATTAAAAACCATTCTAACTATGTTTTATTATATGGAGTTAAAGTAGATAATTGTCTTGTAAAATTATTTTTTAAAGATAATGAAGATAAAGAAAAAATATGGAACATACCTTTAATTAATAATAAATTTATTATGTTTCCTTCTAATGTTAAATATCAAATAATAAATAATCAAACAAATAACTTTAATATCATTCAAACCATAACCTATGATTCTATCTAATTATTATTGGTATTTTAAATCTGCATTAACACCTAAATTCTGTGATGATGTTATAGCTTATGCAAATTCAAAAAAAGAAGTCATGGCTAGAACAGGTGATTATGGTCATAAAAAATTAAAGAAGCAAGAAGTTAAAGATTTAAAAAGAAAAAGAAATTCAGATTTGGTATGGCTTAACGATGTCTGGATATATAAAGAATTACATCCATATTTGCGTACAGCAAATAAAAATGCTGGTTGGAATTATGATTGGGATTGGTCTGAATCTTGTCAATTTACAAAGTATAAACTAAATCAATATTACGATTGGCATTGCGATAGTTGGCCTAAACCATATGAAAAAGAAGGACCCGAACAAGGTAAGATTAGAAAACTGTCTATGACTTGTCAATTAACAGATGGTTCAGAATACACGGGTGGTGAATTAGAATTTGATTTTAGAAACAACGATCCACCTAAAATATCTAATGTACAAAAATGCAAAGAGATTTTACCAAAAGGATCTATTATTGTATTTCCTAGTTTTGTGTGGCACAGAGTTAAACCCGTGACATCAGGCACAAGATATAGTCTTGTGGTATGGAATTTAGGAAAGCCTTTTAAATAATTAATGACTAAAATAAGTAATTACATAAAAAAAGAAGATATTATTTATGATAAAGATATTAATTTTCAAGTGATGATGGAATGGGAAAAACCATATATGAAAAAATTAATTAATAATTTAAAACCTAGAGGTGATGTACTAGAGATTGGTTTTGGATTTGGTTTTTCAGCAGATGAAATACAAAAATATAATATTAAATCACATACAATTATTGAACCAATTCTTTTTAAAGAAGCTAAAAAATGGGCCTCAAAACAAAAACAAAAAGTAATTATAGTAAAAGGTTATTGGCAAGAAGTATTAAAAAAATTAGATACTTTTGATACAATATTTTTTGATGATGCACCCTCTAAAAGGTATAGAGACAAAACTAATACAAGAGTGTATAAATTTATTTATCAAGTTTTAAAAAATCATGTAAATAAAAATACAAAAATGTCTTGGTATTTAGACGAGTCTATTTATTGGTTGTGCCCTCCTCAAACAAACTACAGTATAAAATCTTTTAAAATAAAACCCCCTTTGCATTGTAAATACTATCAAGGAGATACAATGTATTTACCTTTGTTAAAATTTAATGAAGGTAAATCAAAAAGTAATTTAATAGAATTAGCTTTAGATGATAATTTAATGCTACAAAAAATATAAAATGAATTATATGAAATATAATGTAATTGATAACTATTTACCTAAAGATAAATTTTTAGAAATAAAAAATCAAATAGTAAATAATGAATACTTTCCTTGGTATTTTAATAACTATAAAAGTGGTAATGATAAAAATAATTTTTTAGATTATCAATTTGTTCATAATTTTTTTAAGGACAATGCAGTTAATTCTCCTTATTTTAATAAATTAGACTGCTTAATTAAAAGATTAAAAATTAAAAAATTGGTTAGAGCAAAAGCTAATTTAAATCCTATTTCTCATAAAATAATTAAATTTGAAAAACACCAAGACCTATATGAAAAAGGTTTTACAAGTGCTATATTTTATTTAAATACTAATAATGGTTATACTAAAATAGAAAATAAAAAAGTGCAGTCAATAGAAAATAGAGTAGTTATATTTCCATCTAATGTAAATCATTTTGGAACCAATGCAACTAACCTATCTAATAGAATAGTAATAAATTTTGTTTATGTTTAAGAAAAATAAATACACAGTAATAAAAAATGCAATATCAAAAGACCTAGCTATTTTTATAGCAAATTATTTTTTAATTAAAAAACAAGTTTATGATACCTGTCGTAGCACTAGATATATCTCTCCCTTTGAACAGATACTAGGATTTTATGAACCTTCAAAAACTGGACAAGTTCCTGATACCTATGCTCACTATGCGGATATAGCTATGGAAACTTTATTACTTAAATGTCAACCGGCTATGGAAAAAGCAACAGGATTAAAATTATACCCTGCATATACTTATGCAAGAATATATAAAAAAGGAGATGTTTTAAAAAGACATATTGATAGATTTAGTTGTGAGATATCTACAACTATGAATCTTGGTGGTGATCCATGGCCTATATATCTTGAACCATCAGGGAAAAAAAACAAGAAAGGTATTAAAATAGATTTAAATCCAGGGGACATGTTAGTGTACAGAGGTGAGGATTTAGAACATTGGAGAGAAAAATTTAAAGGCAAAGAATGCATACAGGTTTTTCTACACTATAATAATAGCGAGACACCAGGAGCTAAAGATAATATGTTTGACAAACGTCCACATTTAGGTCTTCCTTCTTATTTTGGACGTGAATAAGATTTTTAGATGGGGGCAGTACACCACCACATACCTACTGCTCCCTTCTAAAAATCTATTGAAATAACCCATAATCTGATATAACACCTGATAGTAGGAAAAACATATGCTTCAAAAAATAGGATTTCAACCAGGTATCAATAAACAAATTTCAGAAACTGGCGCTGAAAGTCAATGGGTTAATTGTGATAATGCTAGATTTCGTTATGGGGTGCCTGAAAAAATAGGTGGCTGGAATCAATTAGGTAATCTTAATCAAAATGAATTAACAGGAGCAGGCAGAGGTCTTCATCATTTTATCAATAGTTTATCTAGAAAATATGCGATTATAGGAACTAATAGAATACTGTATGCTTTTTCTGGAGGTATATTTTATGATATACATCCCATACAATCTACAACAACTCTTACAAATGCATTTACCACGACCAACGGATCACCAACTGTCACGATAACATATTCATCAGCTCATGGTTTAGCTCCTGGTGATATACTTTTAATGAGCAGTTTTTCAACAATTACAAATTCAAATTACAGTGCATCAGATTTTGATGACAAAAAGTTTATGGTTGCTACCACTCCTACTAATACTACAGCAACAATAACTATGCCATCTAATGAATCTGGTTCAGGGGCAACTACCTCTGGAGGAATAACAATAGAAAAATATTATACTGTAGGTCCAGCAGTTCAAGCAAAAGGGTTTGGTTATGGATTAGGGTCTTGGGGTGGAGAAGATGGTTCTGCTATCACAACAACATTAAACGGTGCATTATTAGATGATACTGCAGGAACAGGTGGGTCAGGAACTTCTATCACACTAACAAGCACAACAAACTTTCCTGATTCAGGAACAAACTTTATTCAGGTAGGAACAGAAGAAATATCTTATACAGGTGTTTCTGGAAATGATTTAACAGGTATTACAAGAGCAGTTAGAGGAAGCACACGAGCAGCACATTCTGATGGTGCTACAGTCACAAATTCATCTGATTATGTTGCATGGGGTGAAGCGGCATCTGGAGATTTAGTATTAGAGCCTGGTATGTGGTCTATAGATAATTTTGGTGACAAAGCCATTTGTTTAATTCACGATGGTGCGTGTTTTGAGTGGGATTCTTCTTTATCAAATGCAACAGCAACAAGAGCTACAATCATATCTGGTGCACCAACCGCATCAAGACACATGGTCGTATCTACACCAGACAGACACTTAGTATTCTTTGGAACAGAGACAACTATTGGAACACCATCAACACAAGATAATATGTTTATAAGATTCTCGGACCAAGAAGACATAAACACATATGTACCAACAGCAACCAATACAGCTGGCACACAGAGACTGGCCGACGGATCACAGATCATGGGAGCAATAAGAGGTAGAGATGCAATCTATGTTTGGACTGATACAGCTTTATTTACACAACGTTTTGTAGGTCAACCATTTACTTTTGCGTTTGCACAGGTTGGGACCAACTGTGGACTTGTAGGACAGAATGCATGTGTAGAAGTTGATGGTGCTGCATACTGGATGTCAGAGAATGGTTTCTTTAGATATGCTGGTAGACTAGAATCATTACCATGTTTGGTAGAGGATTTTGTTTACGATGATATAAATCTAGCGTCTGGTAATCAGATGGTATCAGCTGGATTAAATAATTTGTTTGGTGAAGTTATATGGTTCTATCCAAGCGCTTCATCTTCTGTTGTTAATAAACAGGTCACATATAATTATTTTGATTCATCTCCGCAAAGACCTGTTTGGACAATAGGTACACTAGCAAGAACAATGTGGAGAGATTCTGCAGTATTTGGTTTACCGCATGCTTTAGAGTATGATGCTAGCACAGACACATCTTTTGATGTTGTGGGTAATACAGAAGGTAGAACATCATACTATGAACACGAAACAGGAACTGATCAAAATAGAAATGGAACTATAACTGCAATCACAGCTAACATAGAATCAGGAGATTTTGATATTACACAACAAAGATCATTACAAGGTCAAACAACAGGTATTGCAACATTCAGGGGTGATGGAGAGTTTATAATGAAGATAAGAAGATTTGTGCCTGACTTCATAAGTCAAACAGGAACAACAAGAATAACATTACAATTAAAAAATTATCCTAATAGCTCACAAGCTAGTTCACCTCTT